TGAGTGGTGTCTTAAAAGAATTTCCTAATGATATAAGATTGTATGCACCTGACAACAGGGAAGAACCCAAATACAATAATAAAAGAATAGAACTTATATGCGAATCAAAGTATAGAGCAAAAGGTTTTGCTTTAATTACAAAGTATCTTAAGCCTGATACAGAAGTTGATTTACTTTTACTTAAAGAAAAGAGTGGGAGTGCATATGTATGCTTCAATGTAAAGAACGAAAAAATTAAAAAGGTTCTTGGTATTGAAACATTATAAAATGAAA